CGGCACCCTGGACATTGCCTGTTCTCTTGGCTTGTTTCGCTTGTTCATCGGCTCTTACTAGACCTGCCTGGTATCTTTCTTTGTTTTCTACTGTTGTTTCATCGTATTGACGAATACTCTCATCATTCATGCGCTTTCTTTCTTCAAGTGAAGCTGCCTGTAAAGCCCTGCCTTGCTGTGCGTCTAATTCTGCGGTAAAAAGTTGTTTCATTACTGCATCAGGTAACTTACGACCTGTAGAACTTCTATATTGATTTGCAAAACTTCTTAGTCGAGTATAATCAATTGCTTGTCCTTGTGCCATGTGTCCACCTATTTAACTTGACTCTTGTATTCATAAAAGTACATTGCTTTAACTGGTTCAAACCCTACAGTTTCATCATCTGTAGTCATTTCAAATTTAGTTGAATGGAGTACACCGTTCTTTCCAATATCTTGAGTTACAGAAGCAATGCGTTTGCCGGAAGTTGATGGTGACATTGTATATGAATCACCAGAGGTTGACGAATCGACATAGTGAGTTACAGAAAGACTATTTGATGTGGTTGATTTAGCGACCATATGTAATAAAATCTGCCGCAATGTTGCTCTTGTTCCATAATCAACCAAAGGAAAATCAGATAGTTCCATTGTAGATACAATATCAGTACCATCAAAATCCGTTCCGTTCTCTAATCTTTCCAAATATCCGGTATCAATCGCACCATAACAATAGTTGTTTCCATTCGTATCTGTTACTTCAATACCACACTGTAAATAATTTCCTGTTCCCCGGTCTGCGTTGTACCATTTCTGTCTGCGAATATCGTAAACCCACTCTTCGTTCAAGGTCGTTGAAGATCCACTTGCAAAGCACCAGTGATATTCTTGATTCTGTTCATCAACAAAACCTGTTGAATCGGTTATTTTATCTACATTAATTGAACCTGAATCGCGCTTATCAAAGTAATTTCTAATATCATTATGGATAGGGTGAACCATTCGACCATCGAACATAAAAATACCGTCAGCACCCTGCCAGATAGCGACTTGTCTATTCATTCCAGGGGCTACATCGCCACCGACATGAGCAGTTTTCATTGTAAGTGGAGCCACACAACCCATAGTCCTTGAAGCATTCTTTGTTTCCCATGTTGTGCCGTTGTGGAATAAAAACCACGTTTCTTTCTTTTTACAAAAAATAAGTATTTCATAAAGAGATGCGCCGAATTGAGCATAAACTGTTGTACCGGCTACCAACTCAGTATCATTACCAAAGGCAAAAGGAAGAGAATCAGTGCCATTAAAAATATTATCCGTGTATTGTGAACTACAAACAACACTGTTTTTCATTTCGGAATCTCTTGAACATAACCAAACTCGATCAAAAGCCCTTAGTGGGAATTTATACCCTGAAATATCTTTAGGTGCGGTAATTCCGCCAGCATAATCAATTCTTACTGTTGCGCTTAGAGTCTTATTCCAAGAAAACCTGTAGTAATATAAGGGCAGGTTCTTAGCAATTTCTTTTTTAAATTCATTCGCTACCCCAGGATCATTCCAAGAAACTGCACCTGATTTAGCAAAAGAAACCGTTCCCTCAACGGTTCCATCTGTTACCGTTCCAACCGTTGTCCAGGCTAATCCATTCCAGTAATCGACTGATAATGTGGTATTGGCTACAGTGTTTGCCGCCATATCAACCAGTGAAATATGAACACCGTTTGTTCTATCCCAAAATCCGAAAACCACATAATCAGAAGATGTGCCTAAAGACCCGATGTTCGCAAAAGAAGCTGTGTTTGCAGAACTATAATCTTCTGCATATACATTAATGGTGTTTTCATAATAAGTTGAGTTATTATAAACTTGGCACGAAAGGCATTCTGAAAGAATACCATTCCATATTTCCTTCATGCTTTGAAAGGGGATACTTACGGTAATATTAGAAATTGTTACCCCTGCGTCAACTGCTGTTACTGAAACTCGATACCAATAAATGAAATTATAGTTTATGTTTTTAATCTTTGCTGTAGACTTTGTTGAGCCAAAAGTAACCGAGCCAGTCTGTGCCAAAGATGCACCACCTGAAGCTGTTCCATCAACCAAAGTAGATACACTTGCCCATGCTGTGCCGTTCCAGTAATCAACCGACATTGTTCCTGTGGCCGTATTTGCATTTGCTACAGTAATCTTAAAACCATCCAACGGCATTAGTGAACCGATATACCCATAAAATACATCTGTAGTCGCCTCGTAAGCTGCTGTTGGTATATCAAACCCCACAGTGTGCCTGGCACTATTAGAAACCCTGTATTCGTCTATCTGTCCCGTATAGTAGGCCGTGTTGTTATAACCTATTAAAACTACACTTATATAATTCTTGGCTCGACTTGCATCAGACAAATAAGCCTTTAAAACCCCATCAACAAATAAATACCAATCGTTTACATTCTCAACGACTTCGATATGATAAAAAGTATTTACTGAAATAACGCTTGTATCTGAAGACAGAAAAACTTTAGTCGTTCCTGAGCCGTAACATTCATATATCGTTAAGGCTATTGCACCGTCTGTACCAATACTTAATTGGATATAATTATCACCAGCATCTGAAGTATCACCACCGATTGTCATTACATTTACGCTACGACCATGAATATTTAGATTTTCAGCTTGCCATGCACCTGATTTAGTATGAACATATAAAGTACCGGCTGCATCACCACCATCCCATGTACCGGAAGTCATGTCCACATAATCAACAATTGCTGTCTCTGTCGAGGTAGCACCATCTAATTGATCACCAACACTCGGCTCCTCAGAACCAGAAGTAAATGCTACGCTTAATATATCTGTTTTTTGATAATAAAGAACATTCGCTGCGGCTAAAGATGTAACTCTTGCACGACAATCAATTGTGAATGATCCACCGCTTAAATCAAAGTCAGCATTATCAGGAATAGAAAGATATGCGGTTGACCCGTTAAACAAAGCTGAATGAGTACCAAAAACTTTGTTGCCAGTATCAAAAGTTACATTTGTATTTGTTACTGTATGAATCGTTGTCGGGCTTGTATCGGTAACATTATTATCAAGATGCAACATCAGCATTACATTAGAATCCAACCCACCATACCCCGGATATAATGTTGCAATATTATTTGTATCTGTAAGTGTGTTTCTTACTCTCTCGGAATAGTCATAACTAAAACTATCATCAGGATCATAATTAATAAAACCTGAACATAAATACTCATCACCACCCCAAAACATTGTTTCTTTATTGTTACAATAAACAAGCCCACCATTGGGTGTATCGTCAAACCGCCCTACACCTGCACCACTTGTATCAGTATGAAGTGCAGTTCCAGAAAAATCCCCTTGACTTGGTATTGCTGTGGTGTTTTGTAAAACCTGTGAAGCAGTAGACCCTGAATTATACGCTTGCACCAATATATGACTTTCTGCCGGTTGCGCTTTTTTAAAATGAAACCCGTTTTTTATTTTTAAATAAGTAGTTAATGCGGTAGTATTAATCTTTGTCATCCCGCCGATACTTTTAGGGTGTGAATCCGTATAACGCATATTAGTGAGGGTTTTAAAGTTCTCACCAATAGACATACCGTCTTCTGCTGTTACGAGTTTACCACCGAGCAGGATTTCTTTTTTCTTCAGGTCTGCCATTATTTTTTAAAACTCACAGAGAATTTTGTCCTTCTCCCGGAACCTTTCATTATTTGAGCATAACGTCTTACGTCTGCATCCCAAAACTTAAACCATGCATCACCAAAATTAGGATCATCGTCTCTATATTTATAAAGCCACGCAGCGAATTTTACGATTGCATCAGCATATTGTGATGGAAACCGATAAACCCCATAATCTGAATAAACCGGTGCGGGTCTTTGAATATAATATACCGTTGCCGTGTGACTCGATGTTGATGGAGGCGGGACTAACTTTATCTTCATCCGGCCTTGCGGTTGGATTACATACGCATCTGAAGAAGACCAGTCGTTATTCGTGCCACCAAACAAGGCGGTCACAAGTACAGTAGAAGAAGTCTTTGAGAGCACAATACCGTCACTTCCATCTGTGGTGTTATGGACAATATCACCAGCACTTACATCGGAAAAATCACCCGTTGTGTCCGTTAAGGTACATTGACCACCACTTGCTGCTCCGGCACTTGTAGTTGTTCCTGTTACCTGAGAATCAAGGGTAGAGTCGTCTATAATGCAAAAATTACTCGGAACAGAAACTGACGTTGTGTTGTTTTCATAAATGATATCTTCGTACTCTTTTTCGTATATAAATGAGTCCGTAGAACCATCGTTATATTTAGCGAAAAACTTGTTGTCAGGGGTTTTCAAATACAACTCTATATAATCAGCGTTAAGTGTGTATTCACTGGTTTCAGCTACCGTTGTAACCTCTTGGGTTGCACGTAAACATTTAGTCCGTGAAACAAAAGAAACCGCTGCTTCATAAAGATAATTATATGAAGACCGGTCATCCATATACCCAGAAGACGAGTCTTCCTGGAGAAGATTACGAAGTTTGTAAAGAAGTGTTTTCCCGTCCATTACTGAATAATTCCTTTCTGTGATCCAGGTCGTCTGCCGGTTGCTTTATCTTTGCGTAAAACTTCAATATTTGTCGGTTCACCGATAAGCTTTCCAATCACCTTAAATACTTTGGCATAAGAATTGCGTGAAGCCTTTCCGCCATGAACTTTGGCGTTTGCGGCTTTGAATAAATCTTTATGTTTTGGCTCAACAGGAATTACGGG